AGTCTGTATTAACGTATCAAACTCTTGAGTCTGAAGTATTTCCATTAAAGTATATTCAAACATATTATCTCCTTATTTAAAGTTAAGAGGGTGTTTAATGGTACACCCTCAAAACCATTAGGTCTACTTAGTTGTCAGACTATAGGTAGCAAACCCTTTCTTGTTCATGTTAGTTGTTATATCCATACTGAACGTAGTACGTAGTGTATGTATAACGGCTGCTAATCTATAGACACCAAATCTACTGATAGCTGATTTAGCTGTTAAGTTCTTTCCTGTGTTTAGGAAGTTCATTACTTTTACTACTTGACTTTTTCTTTTTCTAGCCATTGTTTTTCCTTATTATATGTCTTTCTCAAGACTTTTGTTATTTGATTTTCTTCTTGAAGATTGAGTTCGTATACATGCTTTCCTTTCTTAATACTAGATATAGAATCTAACATTAACTCCACACCTCTTTTCCATCCAAAAGCATCTACGAAAACATCCTGTATCTCATTCCATTTTACTACTGTCATTAGGTGCTCCACCATACTCATCATAGACTCTGCTAGGATATACCTCTTCTTCATCTGTTGTCATACCATCTGCTATGTTTATCTCAGCTAGTCTATTGTATTCTTTTCTTAACTTATCTATCATTGAATCAACCTCTTTCAAGCTATCTCTTGTAGCCTTAACAGAAGTAGAACTTATCTTGATTATATCTCTATAAGCTTTCAAAGACCTAATGATTACTTCGTATTCGTTGTTCGTTATTTTCATTTAGAATGGTAGGTCTGATACGTCTACCTTGCCATTAGACCATGAAAATACATTGTAAGCCTTCGGACTTTTCATATCTTCTCCATCTCTATTAGTCCAGTCTTCATGCTTAACTTTTATTATTGCAGGCTTACCCTCTGAATTAGCAGGAGTGAGAGATGGTAGAGCAAACACCTTCTTACCATCAACTTCCTTCTCTTCAGGAGATACCCCTAGAGCCTCACAAACCTCCTTAAATTCCCTGTTTCCGCCAGAGTTGGACTCTAGGTTAGGGCTATTAGGATTTTTAAATCTAAAGAAACCTTTAGACCTAACTGTTTTACCTACAAACAAACTTCCACTATGTTCTCCAAAGTTTTTATCTGAATTTTCTGGAGCAAGTTTGAATACTATATTGTAAATGTCAGACATATACTTATTACGTACAACAACATCTGACTTTACTGTAAACTCTTTAACGTGAGCGTAGTACTCTCCCTCTGGAATCATTACGTTTGGTTTGTCTAATGATGGGTCATAGTAAGACTCTTCACCTATAGTATTACCTAGTACTGCATCTATTGAATTACTCATTTACTTCTTCCTTTATTTGATTTATTCTATTAACTACTTTATCCATATCTCCCTTCTCTACATCACCACTTTCTATAGAATGAGATATTTTACTTTTCCACTCTTCGTCTAATCCATCCATCTCTTTCATCAAGTATTCTATATCTTCTTGATTAAGAGAGGTGTCTTCTACTCTATTGCGATACACATCGTCTGCTATGTTAAGGTACATATTAAATGCTTTCTTAATACAATCTGTATTAGCGGACTTAATATCGTTACCCACATCTACAAACCCACCACCACTTCTCTTCTGCATTATTCTATGAGCGGCAGTCATATCACCTAGTCTCCATATACCACCCTCGAACCATTTCAATCTGCCATGTACCATAAACGCTTCACTACCTAGATTATCTGTATTAACTATAGTCCAAGACCATCCGGGATAGTACTTATCTGCAACAGAACGCATATAGGAATACTCTACATAGTCAGTACCCATTTTGTTTTTGACAAAAGACTTAGGTGTATCTACATTAGATACTACATTGTGCAAGTCTCTCATAACATCAAAACCAATGTCGGTTATTATCTCTGTAGGACTACCTATTACTTCTATTTCACTACTCATTCAGACTCCTTTCTTTTACTTTTATTATTTGTGCTGATAGATATACACAAGCATCTAGCAATTCTTCTAGTGCTTCATTCATCCAATCCCTACCATCGTTTACATCTACCTCTTGTTTGTACTCTCTCTTTCCTTTCTCTAACCTTTCTTCTATCAAGGAAATTATGTGATTGTTATCTCTCATTTAAGCCTCTGCTTTTTCTTTAGAGGAAAATATACTATTCATTACTTCTTCATCTCCAGTTAACTTCTTAGCCTTATCAAAGTTCTCTATGAATGATGGTAGTTCTTCGTCTTGATTAGCTACCACGTTCATTAAGTGCATTAAAGCCATCTCTAATTCCATTAACCTAGAGTCTATTTCCTCTACTCTATTTATTATCTTTGTCTTTTTTAAAATTCCATACCTCTACTATTTTAGTTTTCCAATTACCTTCTCTATTTAAATTGTTGGAGAATAGTTCTGCATCTCCCTTCTCTTTAAATAATCTCTTTGGGTATTTGTTATTTGTTTTATTAGAGAAAGCACCACCTCTTATCATCCACCAATCAGAGCCATCTCTAATTTCTTTTATTGCCCACGCTCTATTATTATCTATACTCTCTTTAAGCATTATACCTCCTTAGTTTACGTATGGACAAACATCTCTTACCGAACAATAAGACTTGCACTTACTACCTTTCCAAGTCTCACTCTCTGTACATTTATTAGGCAATTCTTTCGTACTTAGTGCCTTCAATAGTTCGTCTTTTTTACTGTTAAACTTATACTCTAGGTGTTCATTATCTATAAAGGGAACTTTTATCATGTATATATTTCTATCAATACCTCTGCTAGTTGCTACCTGTAGTCCACCATCTCTAGCAGTAATCTGTATATACATACTTCTAACTTCGTATCCTTTATCTTTCTCTAGTAAGTACCTGTAGTAGTTTACCTGCCATCCCCAATCTTCTAAGTCTGCTTTGGTTTCGTCTAGGTAAAACTCTTTTACTCTTCTAGGTGTACCTTTCTTTCCATGCTTACCACTTGTCTTATAGACTTCGGTAGGGTGAAAGGAATGTTTTACTTGTACTCCTAAAGCCTTAGCTATTTTATATGAACCAGACATCTTATAATCTACTAGCATTTTTCTATCTACATCATATAAGTCTGCAGTTCCTGTTATACCTTTGTACTCTAGGTCTATCTCTGTTAACTGGTTGACACTATCTAATGCTGAATTCTCTAGTAAGCTATGATGTCTAGTACCAGCTATAGCAAACGCTTGTGAGTCAGGTGACTCAAAGTAGTCTGCAGTTCTTTGTAGATAAGATTGACAAGTACCATTTAGTAACTCTGTTGTAGAAGGCTTTCTATCTACAGGTCTTGTCTTAGACATTTCAAGTAGGGTGGGCAACGTAGCACCCATCCTACCTAAGTCTACTTTATTACTTGCTATATCCTCTAGTGATACTACATCACCATCGGGGTATCTTAATCCTACTAAAGGCATCTCTTCTTCCTCTTATTCTCTTTTTTCTGTATAGAATTTACACAGCATTTAGTACTTGTGCAAGTACTATCTTTCTTTTTACGTAGATAATGTTTAATAAATTCTATATCATTATCTATTAGTAATGATTTTACCCCTCCCATTCTACCTCCTCTGATTTTAATCCAGACACTTCATAAGCTGAGTCTACATAAACAACCTCCTCTTCTAGTTTATCTACATTAGATGCAGTAGAGTATACTGAGATACCATAATCTTTTAACTCATTAGTTATAGTATCCTCTATAAAGTTTTCTATAGTTGCACCTTCCTGTAAAATCCTATGGTCTCTCTCTGTGTTACTATCTACTATTAACTCTATTGTTATTGTCTTATTCATTTTACTCTCCTTGTTTTATTAACTTGCAAACTTCATTACTCTCTTTGAATGATAGGAGGTTAACTCTTCTCCTATAGTTTTTACAAAGCTAGTTAAGTCTCCATACTTTAAGAACTCGTCTACTAAAGATGAATCTTTTTCTATCTCTATACCTTTCTCTATAATTGCATTTAGTATACGAATCCAATTAACTATCTTAGTCTTANTTAGAGTACCAGAGTGNAGTCTGAACTCTAGACTACCATGAAAGTATCTAGAGTGTAAGTTAAGACCACAATACCTAGCATCATTATACTTCTCTGTACTAGGTCTACAATTCATAGACTCATAGTACTCTTCTATTAACTCTTCTTCTGTGTCTATATTTCTCAGAGTATCAACATTCATACTGAAATCTTTACACCATCTAGAGCCTTGCCTAGAGGGAGGCATCATATCTTTTAGTAAATGCTGATACCTAGAGTAGACAATACCTATATGAGCAACCTGCCTAGCATTAAGATTCGTAGAGTCAAAGTGTACGTGTAGTCCACAACTAGAGTTTACTACTGCTTCGTAACTCTTTGCCCAGTCTACTAGGTCAAACACTTGGCTATATAGTAGGTCTCCACTTGAAGGAGTACTTACCAACTCTATACCCTCGTAGTCTCCCCCTGTACTTATAGAACCATCATACGTAGTCGCCCAATTAGAGGGAGTATGTATACTATCAGTATAAGGGTACATACACTCAGCCTCTAAGCCTACAAGTCTCTTAACATTTAACTTGTCAAATGTCTCTGCGTCTCTAGACATACTAGGAGGTATTGCATTCTCTATGTTTTCTACTAGGCAATCAGAAGTGTCTGGTAAATGATATTCACAATAGGGCTCGTCATTATGCCAGTAGGCTGTATCTCTCTCTACTTCTTCCTCACATTCGTAACAAGTAGTATATATCTCAAAGTAGCAATCTCCACAATAATAGTCAGAACTATTACTAGAGTAATAAGATTCTTCTTCGTATGTTTCGTCTCCACAATGACAACATGTGACATATACCTCATGGTAGCACTCTTCGCATAGAGAGTGAGCGTGGTATTCTTCTACTTTTACCTCGCAGTTCTCACACTCTACAAGAACTTCTTCTTCTACTTCTTCACTCGATAGACTCATACTAGACTCCTATGTTAGTAGTAATTATCCCCAGTACAAAAGTGTTAATAACTTTAATCCAATCCATTTTCTTTAGAGCATCGAATATACGAGTCTCTATCTCTACGTCACTCTCTTCTATTTCTATAGAGCCTAGCGTAGAAATCTGAGTCTGTAAAAACTCTAGATACTCTTCGTAAGAGTGTTCTTTTAGGAAAGGATTCTTCTTTGCTCTATTATATAAAGTCTCTATAATATATTTCTTAGACTTTAGTTTAATAGGGTCGGGCAATCCTATGAGTATTACCTTCTTCTTAGAAAGGGAAGTCTTCATTACTTATCTCCTTATCATTAGAGGGTAGTGTACTCATGTCTACTTGGTACTCACAATCTATACACATGTTCTCTCTATTAACAATCTCTATCTCATCGCTATCTACCCACTCATAGCATATACCACACATTAACTCGTTACTTTGTTTGAGTAGACTCTTACTTGCTGGACTAGGATTCATGTCGCAGGTCTCAAAGTCTGTAGAGTCTTGCCACCCATAAGCACCATACGTACCATAATACTTTGTAGTATCATACCTATTCCATTGACTCATAGTATAGAACTCTTGCTGCTCTACACTAGGCTTGCTAGAGAACTTGTCTGTATCGTAGGTGAAGATGTAATCCTCTTGTACTTTACTGACAGGTAATCTAAGACCAGCCTGTAACATAGATGTCTCTAGTATTTCTTTAGTAGATGCCCATAGTAGAACCCTAGCTTTCTTCCAATAAGCTACGTGCATAGGTCTACCAGACTCTCTAGCTAGATGTATCTTNCTATTNCTCTCTTTAATCCAAGTGATAGCGAAGTCTCCGTCTATATCCTCGAAAGCGTTCTTCATTTCGTTTCTATTAAGAGATGCGAAGATGACTTGAGAGTCTACCTCTACCTCTTTACCTAGAGACTTTGCTACCTTATTGTAGTTATGTATTATACCATTGTGTGCCCCAACAACATCACCTACGTGAAACGGGTGGGCGTTGCGAGTCTTTACTACTCCATGAGTAGCTAGCCTTACGTGACCTATAGCTATAGTGGTATCTACATTGATACTATCTAGTAACTCTGTCCAGTCTCCTGTACCTACTAACGTAGATGAGTCTAGTAGAGTCTTGTAAGTTCTCCTGCTATTAGGTTGTATGATAGATACTCCTGTACTATCAGTACCTCTAATAGAAGATTCATCTGCTAGTTCTGTTAGTACATCTTTTAACATCTCTAACTGGGTTTCTGTCTGGTGTCCACTTGTCTTAGCGAACCCGAATATACCACACATATAGTGTCTCCTTATTTGTTATCGTTTATTCTCTCTTCTATGTATTCTGTACTCTCTGCTCCACCAATACTATGGATAATATCCATCTCATTACTGGAAGTAGACAATACCTTCTGATACAATTTTGTATTTCTATGTAAATCTTTAGAGGTGTCCATTATTCTATTAAGAAACTTTATCCACCTCTTGATATTCTTAGAGTATATCTCTCCCTCGTGGTATCTGAACTCTATAGTACCTAAGAAGAACCTAGCATGTAGGTTAGTACCTATGTACCTAGCATCATTGTACCTATTACTACTGAACGAGTCCTCTGCCATACTATAGTAACTCCTTACTAGAGAGGGCAAGTCTTTTATTTGTGCTATCTCTATAGGATTAAGCTCTATAGGTCTAGCGTAAGAATTAGTAACTCTACTCTTTGGTAGAGAGCTGTAGATAGTTTTTTGTATAGAGCTGGTCAGCATCAAGAGACTTTTTAGTTCTCTGAATCCAAAGTCCATAGCATTGATATGTATATGTACTCCACAATCTGTAGAGACATGATTGTCTTCATCTCTATGTACCTGCTCTAGTTCATCTAGAGACTTGTCTACTAGGCTACTTATTAGTGGTCTATCTGTTCTGAACTCTACACCACCACTACCTAGAGAACCATCTGGTACTACCTCAAAATTATCTGGACACCAAGCATTCTCTTGGTAATCTTCTACATCTTCATAGTGTGTAATAACCTCACTCTCTATACCTATATGTCTAGTATAATCTTTGTGCTTAGANNGCATCTTNGGTAGAGTNCGTNCNCTGTAGGGAGANAANANNCTAGAGTTTAANCTTAACTCTGCACAATTAGTACATAGATTATCTCCATTAATAGAGTGATATGANTCTCCNTANNCATNCCTATGNAATGNTGNAAGGTATTGCTTTCTATCTACTAAGGTCTCCATACTATGTAACTTCTCTATATCTATAGTNTCTAGAATAGAACACCTATCACATTCTCTGTGTANTTTNTGTGCACATCTACGATGAGATGTCTCTATACCAAGTGATTGTAGAATACCTCTGAGTCTACTATCGTAGTCTTCAGAGTAATTTATATTAGAGATTTTGTCTGTACTTAGACATATACCACATGGTATCTCTACTTCTCTAAGACAAGAATTACAGATTTCACCTAATCTAGGAACACTTACGTACTCTGAAACTACTTTAGTACAATAAGTACACTCTATATATTTTTCTGCCTCTAAAGTCTCATGTCTCTTTCTATGATTTAGAAATCTATTTGTCTTAGAGTCAAGGTAGAATCTATTAGGATTAGATACTCTACTATCTAATCTGTCTACAAATAATTTATCTTTCCATATGCCATAGGCTGAAGAGTATGAAGCCAAGTCAGAACATCTAGAGATATAATCAGTAGACATATAATTAAACATATCTTCTTGGTCTCTCCTAATTAAGGTATCTCTACGCCATGGAGGAGAGAACATAAATCGCTCTATATCTGTACTGCTTTTGTCTCTATAGATAGTAGGTAGACGATTTAATCTCATACCTGAAGTTGGTGCAGAGCAAAACAAAACATCTCTAGCCCTAGCTATTATAACACTATCTCCATAGATAGATTCAAGTATTAGATTAGGTCTCTTCTCTACAGAACTTATAGACTCTTCTAAGGTCTCATGGTCTACTACGTCTATAACTTTAAAGAGTCTGTATTTTAGAAGAGAGTAACCTAGTCGTAGAAACCAAGTGTTCTCTATCTGTTTTGTTAGAGGTCTTGAACCTCTAATCATATCATCTATAGAAGTATTAGAAAATCTAGCGTCTTTGTTCTCTAGTTCTCTAGCACTACATATATTAGATATGTAGACTTCATTTGAGTAGAACATCTTTCACCTCTCTAATTATATGTAGAATATAATCTTTGTAGAGTACAATAAATCCACTAGACAATATAGTCAGTAGACTTATATGATGCTCTCCACAAGAGCCTAGTAGATGATGTATTATCTCTCTCATATTACCTCTCTATTAGTTATTTTCTCTACGACAAAATACTTGTATATCGTACTCTGGCGTACCATTAACTTACTAAATTCTAGATTAAAAGTCAAGAACTATTTTAAACTATTTCTCTACTAGAAACATAGTCTAAGAACTATTATCAGTAGATAAATTGTACCTACGTACAACATAACCTCTCCGAAAATCTCTAGTCTATCTAGTATACCTTCTATTACTTCTACTACTATTTTCTCTATATTATTCATTCTACTACTCCTTATCTATAGAGCCTTGCTAGAGAATCGAACTCTAGTATATACCATACAAGGCTACCGAGCCACACTACGAGCTAACTTTCTATACTATCTTTATCTATAGCACCTAAAACACTACCCTCATCTAAATCATCTATTACCTCTCCCTCTATAAGTTTAGTGTACTGCTCTTCATTTAGTAGAACTAATGCTACTCTACTATCTTTAGGGTTGTGAGAGAAATAATCTCTAATCTCTCTCATTATACTATCAAACATACTCTACTCCTTTTATTCGCTACTATATGGTATCTCTACCACGTTTTCTCTTCTCTAAGTATTGGTCGTAGAATCTTCGGGTCGTACTTCTTAGGCTTTCTATTAACTGGTGTCTCTACTACCATTCTTCTACGAATATTTCTATCTCTAGTGGCTTGTCTCTCTATAGCTTCACCCTTCTCTCTACCTGTTAAAGTAGTAGCTAGAGTTATTCGTCTATATGAAGTATTCTTGTAGGTGTTATGTACATCTACTTGATTATTATCTCTATATGCTTGCTCTCTAATCATTTCTATTAGAGTCCAACTCTGTAGAACTGAAACACTCTCTATAGAAACAGAACTCTCTCCATTCTTTTTCATCTCTAAGATATATCCTATATTATTTTTACCTCTACGAATAAATATCTCTATAAGATTTTCTCTCTTAAATCTATAACTATCGAATGGAGTAGGAGACTGCATATCTACTATGATATTTTCTCTACTCATTTTTTCCTCTACTATTTATCATTCTATTATTTATTACTCTACTATTTATCTATCTATTAAATTGGTGTCTACTATTTATCTGAATAGAAACCAAGTTACTATATAGATTTTTTTCTCTATAGAGAGCCACTCTCTAATAATTGGTGACTCTCTAGTTTTTTGTCTCTAGTTATTTTTTGTTAATCTTGCTTTTATCCTTCCAATTAAACTCTACTTGTAGACCTTCTAACAAGTTCGGATAGATTGCTTGTGTTTCACTCTTGAAGTCATCGCTCTCGTTTAAACCAGCTACTAAATTTTTAAGTAGATTTAACTTTTGACCTGTAGTTAATTCTTCTACTAATTTAGAAAAATTACTTAATTTATCATCTGTAGAAATGAAATCAACAACATCAAAATTAAGGTCTATTAGTTTTTTATCTCTGTTTTTAATAGCTTTTAAGACGCTCATACCCTTCCCTCCTGAAACAACAGGAAAAGTAATTACATATTTCTCTGAGATTTCTTCCATAGATAGGTTAAAATTCTCAGCTAGGTTTTTTGCGTCTGCTAGTTTTATTTTTTGCATAGTGTTTCTCTCTTCTTTAATGAAGCTCTCTACACTCATTACGCTAGGAACAGAGTCTCTCTCTACGCAATGAGCGTTTTGAGCGATTTGTTTGTTTTCTGTTTTGACTCTGTTCATAAAAAGAAAATACGAATAAATAATTTAAGAAACAAGGACTCATTTAAAAAATATTATAAAGTTAATAAGTGAGTTGAATAATAAATGCTATTGAGATTCAGTATCATTAAGAGATAAGATGTGTTATTGAGATTAATTCGCAGTAAGTAGATTCTGCCTATTGAGACTTGTTCTCATTAAGAGATTGATTAGCTATTGATATTGAGACTCGTTCTCAGTTGTTCGCATGCGTTCCAAGTCGCTACCTAGAAATTAACACCACCAGAGTTTAGATGCAACATTTATTTTTAATGAGATTGAGTCTCATTTTCAACGTAAAAACCAAATTCCAAACAGGATTCGGGGGGGCGGGCATATATAAAACAAGACTCACACACAATTTTTGTATATTTTTTTAGAACATAGGTGGGTATTATGCTTCGTATTGGCTATTTTCGTCTATATTGTAGCCAGAGTCCATTATTTCTAGAGTATCTGCATTTTGTAGTCTGTTCACTATTTCAGCTAAAGTATGCAATATCTTACCTGTGGGGTCAATAACGTCATATACATCTATTCCGTGGGCTAATTCAATAGATTTGTTTATGTTATCGTAGATAGAATCTTCTGCATATTCATTGTCTAGTGCTCTTTGTAGCTTAGTTTTCATTTTCTCAACCTTTTCGTTACNATAAGTTACTAAGGTATCAGCAATCAATGCAAGTGATTTAAAAAATATTTCGTAATAATTTTCAGTATCTTTATATAGTACTTACATCTTACATACTAGAATAGTTCTATTTGGCTTTATTTTACTGTTTAATGGACAGATTATCAGATTAGTGGGTATTCGTATCACTTAACAATAATTGTAGCAGTTTTGGAGGCATTTGATTAGTTTTGCTATTTAGTCTATAATACAGGTAACTAAGGATTTCATCCTCTGCTTCTGCTCCTCTGACTCCAGCAACGTGGGTAATCTTATCTATCTTGTATTCCTTTACTGTTACTTGCGTCTGTTCCTCCCAGATTACTTCTTCGAACATCGTTTCTAGGTTCTGGGTTCTTATCGGGCTTAGGATTAAAAATCCTATCATAATTGTCTTTATACTTTTTAACATCTGTTATCCTGCTCTTGTCACCTTTACCGTTCATAGTGTTTTTCTTTCTTTATATATACGTTAGTATATATTTTCTTTCTTTTATGTAGTAGAATAGTTAGTTCCTTGGCTTAGTTCGCCATACAATTTAAGAAGAAAACTTAAACAATACAAGCAATTTCATAAAATAATATAAAATAAATATAATACTTGCATATATATAGATGTTATTTATATATTTATAGAGAGATTATGAATAGAATAAAAACAATAGCCCAACTTAACTGTGCCAACTGGAATACCGGAAAGTGTATAGGGTGTGTCTTCTCTAACAAGAAGAACTCTCTAGGTTATTTTATAGACTCTAAGCTTAGTGGGAAAGACTGTAGAGTAGAAGAGGGTTGTGATTATTTCGAATCCATAGTAGTACCGGGAATAGCTGATGATAAAGTAAGAAGGTCAGCACAGAAAATGAGAGGTTTGTAATGAAAGCGTTTGCAGCATTAGGAATAATGTTCTTAAATATATATTTTGTACTAGAAGCATTGGTATTGATTATACTAATTAAGTTAGTAATGGGATTTTATAAATGAAAAGAGCTATAGTAACACCAGATAAACACTTTCCCTTTGAGGATAAAGCAGCTATAAAGGTTCTTTGTAAGGCTATTGAGTTAGTAAAGCCTGATATATACATTGACCTAGGAGATACTGGTGAGTGGGAGTCTGTATCACATTGGCAATGGAAGAAGAAGAAGAGACCTCCATTAGAGTATCAGCTTCCATTTGTAGTAAAAGAGATAGAAGATGTTAATAAAGGTATGGATATAATTGATAAGTCTTTGGATAAGGCAGGAACAAAGGAAAGACATTTCTGTGAAGGTAACCATGATGACTGGCTTAACATGTTTGCACATGAAAATCCATATCTTAAAGATAGGATGTTAGTTAAACATGCACTTAAACTTAAAGAACGTGGCTACAAGTATCACAAGATTGGTAAGATGCTTAAAATCGGTAAAATCAATTTCTACCATGGACATCATTTTGCAGGCGTACATCACACTCGTAATCATCTCATACGTCTTGGGGGTAATGTTATGTATGGACATCATCACGACATCCAGCAATCTTCAGTAACGCACATGGATGGAGTTAAGTCTGCTTGGTCTATTGGTTGCTTAAAGGATATGAGAGCAGAGGCTAATGCTTGGTTGGGTAATAGAGAACACAANTGGCAACATGCTTTTGCTATTGTAGACTTTCACCCNAATAGAAACTTTAATGTTACCGTTCATCAGATTGTAAATGGAGTTAGCACAGTAGATGGTAAGGTATTAAGAGCTAAGTGAAGACCAGAAAGATTAAAAGTATAGAACACCCTCTATTCCAAGATGAAGAAGAGTTTAAGCATTATATGCCAAATAAACCTCTGATTACTGATTGGAGGAATGGTTTAGAGGGTGATTGGGTTCTATGTGATGATGGTCAGGTATGTATGATACTTAAAAGAGGTGGATTAAAAGCCTCTGGTAGAGAAAAGATTTATAACTATTACATTAGAACTGTAATAGGTTCTTATGTTTGTAAGCCTTCTACTAAGATGAAGGGANAAATGAANAACAATATCTATACATTTGGTAAAGATAAATCAAAGTATGATATAAATAAAGAAAGAGTTAAGCCTACGTCTAAAGAGTTTTTATTTGCTAAGTACGTGGCTAAGGGTGATGATATAACAGATGCCTTCTTAACTGCTTACCCTACAGAAAATAGGAGTTATGCAGAAAGAGAAGCTAAAATACTAATGAGTACGAAGAGGGTACAAGGTTTGATTAAAGAAGAAATAGAAAAGGTAATGAATGAGGCTGAGATAACGCCTCTTTACATATTAGAAAAGATGAAAGACATCATTGAGTCTGATGCTTCTAGAGATAGTGATAAGGTTTCATTGCTTAAAGAGCTGGTAGCTATAGCAGGCATGAGAGATACAGAGAAGAAGTCAGAGTCTGTTACATTATTTCAAGGATTTTCTCCAGAGCAGTTGGATGCAATAGGTGGAAACAACGTAAAACAAATAGCGAAAGCTGAAAGGACGGAAGATAAATGAACCTATATGAGGTATGCATACAGGTATTAGAAGATGCAAATGAAAACGAAAACAAGTTAGATGATAGTTTATCTAGAGAGTACATAGCTAATGAGATATATGAGCTATTCTATGAGTATCAAGTGTATAGTGATAAGTTTGATACTGGATACATAGAAGACGTTAAAGACTTTTGGAACTATAAAAATAGATTTGATGAAGACAAATAAACTAGCAGTATACGGAACTCTACGTGATGGCAAGAGAGAGACATGGAAGGTAGATGGATTTAACTTATACTTTCCCGGTCATAGGAACTATCCTGTTGCAATGCCTAATCAAGATGCTAGTGACTTGGTTGTAGAGGTTGTAGATGTAGATGAGCAAGATATAGATAACTATGATGTATATGAAGGAGTTAGCTCTGGATTATATGAAAGAAGACTAGTTGAAGCTTATAAGGATGATAAGAAGGTGAAAGCTTGGATGTATACTATAGGAACATTGTTACTTCAAAGTACTGGAGTATTCCAAGAAGTTCCGGGTAAAGACTGGTATTCAGATAAATGTCAGAAGCTAATACATTTAACATAAACAAACACAACGTTTCTGAAAAGGAACGAGTGTTAGAGTTGGCTAGAAAGGATGTAGTCTCCTTTGGTCAGCTATTTCTACCTGAAGACTATATGAAGTCTACCCCTGCCCCATACCATTACGAATTAAGTGAACTCCTCCTACACCCAGACAAGAAAAGAAATTGTATTATATTACCTAGGGGTCATAGTAAGTCTACCTTAGCTAAAACAGCATTACTATACCACCTATACTTTAACCCTGAAGGAAAGAAAGAGTTTATAGCTTGGGTAGCAGAAGAACAGTCACAGGCAATAGACCATATAAAATATATGCAGAACCATATAGAAATGAACCCTGCATTAAATTATTACTTTGGAGACTTACGTGGTAGTAAATGGACAGAGAAAGAGTTTACTACTAGTAAGGGAGATAGGGTTATAGCTAAAGGAACATCTCAAAGATTACGTGGTAGGTCTCAATTAGGTCTTAGATATACTAAGATTGTACTTGATGACTTTGAGTCTGAGTTAAATACAAAGACTCCAGATAGAAGAAGGGAAATTAAAGAGTGGGTTATGTCTACAGTTGAGCCAGCCCTAGAGAACTCAGCAGGTAACGAGGGTTCTATATGGTTAATTGGTACTATAGTTCACTACGATTCTTTCCTACAGAGTATATATGATGGCTACACAGAAGCAACTAGAGATAAAAGAAAGTATGCATGGGATGTAATGTACCATAAGGCTATAGACGCTGATGGTAATGTATTATGGAGTTCATACTTTTCTAAACAAAAACTAGCTGATATACGTAGAAGGTTTGAAGATGTAGGATTATCTCATAAATTTGCACAAGAATATTTAAATGAAGCAAGAGATTTAGAAAACGCTAAGTTCAAAACAGATAGACTGGAGTATTACGACCATGAATTTGAAAGTAAAAACAATTATGCTTACTTGGTTAATAGCAAAGAAGCTATACCTGTTAATATTTATATTGGTGTTGACTTAGCATACGAGTCTACTGCATCAAGCGATTATCAAATGATAATGGTTATAGGTATAGATAGTGATAGAAATATATACGTTGTTGACTATATGCGTGAACATATACCTCTATATGATATGCCTGAAGAAATATTTAAGTACGCTAAAGAATACTCTCCTGTAAAAAGAGTTAATGTAGAACATGTAGGTGCTCAAGGTATAATTAAAGATGCTGTTAATAGAATGACAGGTCAAGATAGAAAGGTTGCACCCGGTGTAGCTCTAGGAGTTAGACCTCCAACTGGTATTAAAAAAGAAGATAGGCTTGAGTCGTTGCTTGCTCCTATAGTAAATAGACGTAAGATGTTTATAAAAAGAAAACATACAGCTTTAGTAGATGAGATGTTTCAGTTTCCCAAAGGAAAGAACGATGATGTCTTGGATGGCTTATGGTATGCTGTAAATAAGTCCAGACCTCCTATTAGTAAAAAGTTTGAAGCCTCAGAGTTTAAGCAAGATAAGACTAAATCTCATAAGGTTGAAACAGTTAAAAGAACTATCTCTTGGATTACTGGTCAAAAAATTTAAATAAAACTTGCATAAGTTAATAATTTTCCTTAAATTTATAAGATTAAAGAAAAGGTATAGCTATTTCTAGTATAAGAGAGTTAGAGAGTAACGAGGTAAAACATTCCGAAGTTAACAGACAGCTTTGGAGACAATGGAAAGATGCTAGAGCAGATTGGGACGTAGAAGCCCGTGACGCAGTAGACTTCTTTTTAGGTAACCATTATTCACAAGAAGAGTCAGATGCTTTAAGAGCAGTAGGTCAAGGCGACTTTGTTATTGACAGAGTGTATGCTGCTATAGAAAAGCTTAAGTCTTTACTTACATCTCGTTCCCCTAAGTATAGTGCAGTTGGTAGAGAAGATTCAGATAGTAGAATGTCTAATGTCTGGAGAACTTTACTAGAGTACGTATGGGACATCTCTGATGGTGATACTCAATTTAAACAAGCTGTACATGATTACGCTACTGCAGGCATGGGGTACTTTTATTCTTATATAGACCCAGAAGCAGACTACGGAAGAGGTGAAGTTAAGATTACTTACATAGACCCTTTCCGTGTTTACGTAGACCCTGCATCTAGAAACAGATACGCTGACGATGCTTCAGGTATTATTTTATCTACCATACTTACTGAAGACCAGATACTTAATATGTATCCGCAGGTAGAGTCTATCATAGATGACCTAGAGTCTTATTATGATGAAGAGGATTATCCATCTTCTGGTAAAAGAAATAGTTCTAAGTCCTTTACTCCAGACTCTACATATGAATCTGAATATAATAGAGTTAATAAGTATAGGATACTAGAAAGATTTACAAAGGTTAAAGTACCATTCTATCGTGTATTTAATAAGCAGGATGGAGCTGAGTCTATATTAGATATAGATAAGTACGAAAGATTTTTACAGAACGAACAAGCACAACTACTAATGAAGGCTGGCATGATAGAAATAGTAGAAGTAGTGCAAACAAGAATTAAAGTCACAGCAACTGCTGGTGACGTTTTACTATACGAACAAGTATTAAATACAGATATATACCCTATTGTTCCAGTTCCTAATATATGGACTGGTACACCATATCCAAAGTCTGACATATCTAAAGTTAAAGATTCACAAAGACTTTTAAACAAGCTTTTCTCTCTCACCCTCTCGCACGCTCAAGCTTCTGCTGGACTAAAGTTACTAGTCCCGGAAGGGAGCGTAGATGATTTGGGGCAGTTGGAACAGGACTGGGCAAAACCCAACGCAGTAATACCTTATAATCCTGAATTCGGTGCACCGCACTTTCCTGCCCCACAATCATTATCTAATGAGTTCTATAACTTAATAAGTAGAATAGAACATTATATAGATTTAAGTATGGGAATCCCAGAGTTAATGCAGGGATTTAGAGAGGGTGCTCCTGAGACAGTAAGAGGAACTGCAATGCTTGCCGAAATGGGTGAGACTCGTGGTAAATCTAAGCTTAGGGATATAGAAGGAAGTTTGACTAGGTTAGGTCGTAATGTTTACAATCTAGCTAAGAGTCACTATACTTACGCAAAGACGTTTAGAATCATACAACCAAATAATGATATTACTGAGTATACAGTTAATATGTATGATGATAAAAGTCAGGAACTTAATGCCATACAAAACGACATCACGATAGGGCATTATGATGTGAGAATCATATCCGGTTCAACTTTGCCATCAAACAGGGTAGCAGAATACAATATGTACCTTGAGGCTTTTAAGATGAATCTGGTAGACGACGTCGAGGTTTTAAAGAAGACTGAAATCTTTGACAAACAAGGTGTCTTACAACGAAAGGGACAAATGTCTCAGTTGCAATCTTATGTACAACAACTAGAAGCTCAAGTTAAGAAACTTAGTGGAGACCTCCAAACCGCAGAGCGTGAAGCAGTAAGCTCAAGGAAGAGGACAGAAACTGAGAAGTTTAAGACAAGGCTTAATGAAATTCAAAATGATACTAAGTTTAAAACCAAAGTTCAGGTTGATAATCTAAAAAGAATAGTTGACACAGAAGAAGGAGTTGTAAGAAATTGAAAACAGAAGTAGTGGGGACATTTCCACGGTTCTGCTTTTATAGACATCTGCAAAAGGTGATGCTAATAATAAAAGAAATCGAGGAATAAAATGGAAGACGCTATGAACGGAGACGCTAACACAATAGAAGGTGTGGAAGGTCAAGTTTTAGAACAAGTTGTTGAGCCAGAACAAGTAGGGGGTCAACCTGCAGAGCAGGGATATGAACAGCCTATTGATGACGCTAAGAAATTTCAGTCAATGTATGACAGGAAAACAGCAGATTTTGACAAGCTTAATAATGAAGTCGAGGAACTTCGCAAGTATCAACAGTTAGGTAAAGTTTTAGAACAAAGACCTGACGTTGTTGAAGCTATGAGAAACACTTTAAGTGGAGGCAAACAAGTAGAAGAGCAACCTAAGCAGGAGCAACTAAGTGAAGATGCTTTTGACCCATGGGAAGCTTACTACAAACCCGGTTCACCTTCGTATGAAATGAGGGTAAGCCAAGAAAAGAATCTTGTGAACAACGCTGTTCAAGAGCAGTTCTCAGGATTACAAAAACAGATGGCTCTTAATAACTTAAAACAAGACCTTGCTACTAAGCATGGTTTTGAAGACCCTGCAATGGCTGATGACTTTATACAATTTGCAACAAATCCTAGGGATGAACTTCCTATTGATATGTTAGTTGATGTATATAGAAAATATAAAGGAGGAGAACAAAGAGTTTCCCCTAACTTAGAAGCTGTTCAAAGGACTCAGAAGATTGCACCTACGGCTGGAGTCGTACAAGGTGCTAGCCCTGAGCAACCTAATGAAATGGACAATGTATGGTCTGGAGTTATGGGAGTATCTAATAGAAAACAATATTAACTCAAGGAGTCTTAAATGGCAAATTACAATTCAGGAATTGTAAATGTTGGAACTCCGGGTAGTGCTGTATCTAATACAGATTATCACACTCGGAGATTATTCAACTTCTCAGACCGTGTCGCTGACTTAGCTCCAGAGGAATCTCCATTCTTCGTATATCTTTCAAAGGTAGCTAAAGTCCCTACGGACGACCCACAATTCCGATTTTTAGAAGACCGTTCTAAAATAACAATGACAGACAGAAGTTTTTTACTTGTCGATAATCATTCTATTCCAGTATCGGGTTCTTCGATAACATACACAGTAGACGCAAGTGACGGAAGTCAAGACTGGCTAATGAAGGGAATGGTTTTTGCAGTAGGTTATACTGAATCCAGTTCACCTGAAACAATAATAGTCAGGATTGAAAGTGCACCTGTAGATAATGGAACTACTACTAGTTTTGTTGGTAAAACAATCTCAGCAATAGATGGAGCTGAAACAGGAGCAAATAATACAAGCTGCCAAGTTATCGGTACATCTTTCGCAGAAGGTTCTGGAGCACCAGATGTTTTTTCACAAGAGTTAGAAGATGATTTTGGTTTAACCCAAATCTTTAAAACAGCATGTGAAATGTCTAACACAGCTAGAGCAACTAGATACCGTGGTTACGAAGATGAGTTCCAGAGAATTTGGAATCTTAAACTACGTGAACATAAAGTAGACATCGAAAGAGCTATGCTTTTTGGTCAACGTGCAAGCGTTGGTGGAATACAATACTCAGAAGGTATTGCAGGTCACATTATCAAAAATGGTACATCGGTAATAAATGATGATGCTTTATCTTACTCTTCAGGAGCTCCTTATTTTAGGAGTGCATCTTCAAGTGAGTTAACATACGACAGACTTCTATCTGATTTTGAAGTTGTCTATGACCCAGCTCGTGGTGGTGGAGATTCAAAGTTAGCATTAGCAAGTTTACCTGTTATTACATTCTTTAATAAACTAGGTGCAGATGCTTTCTTGAATACTACAATGCAATCTGGAACTTCAACTGCTGTAAACGATGTTTCAAATCTTCGTTACAACCTTTCTGAAAAGCAAGGTTCATACGGTCATAAGATTCTAAGTGTTGACACAATTCATGGACAAATGAATTTAGTCAAAGAGCCTTTATTTAGAGGGCACGCTTCAGGTTTCTTATGTATGGTTGATTTGGACAACGTAGCTTATAGACCATTAGTTGGTAACGGTGTTAACCGTGATACTCAAATTATGACTAACGTACAATCAGCAGATGAGGATTTACGTAAGGATATGATTATGACTGAAGCTGGTTTAGAAGTTAGTCTTCCAGAGACTCACTACTTAATTAACTTAGAAGGAGTTTAATCATGGCTAGAGCAAGTTACTTAAATGAAAATAGTGGCAATACTGGTGGACATAAACTAAAAGTAGAACCGATAAAAGCAGCTAGAACATTAACTAATGATGATAGCGGTAAGGTTTTTATGCTTGATTCTGCTGGCGGAGCTTATTCAATTACGCTTCCAACAGCGGCTAGTGCAGAGCAAGGAATCTACTACAAGTTTATCGTAGAAGAAGAGACTCCAACTGCAGATATTACTATTGCGGCAGGAAGTGCTATCATTAGCTTAGTTGCTTTTGATGGTGGTGGCGATGTTGGAAACTCAACTGCAGGTACTCAAGTATCTAATATACTCGTAGAAGCAGCATCTCAAAAAGGAGACTATATAGAGATGATGTTTTTCAATGGAGAGTATGTGGCTTCAGGTTTATCCGCTATTAACGATGGATTTACTACATCATAAACTGAATAAATAAAGTTAACAGTACGGAACTGTGGGGGTTATCGAATAAAGGGTGACCCCCAAAATCCTAAAGGAAAATATGAATTGTGTAAAATGTAAAAGTCCAAATCCAGAACAATGGTTCTACTGTAGAGAGTGTGGAAGCAAAGCTTCTGAACCTGCATACACAACTAATATGTTTATGCAAAGTGAGATTGGTAAGAGAAGTGATATAGAATTTTCGACAATGAGTATGGATGACCATATTGCAAAGTCAGCAAAAAGTAGAAATAAAAATACTAATAAAATTTGGAAAGACAGAATTAAACAAGCAAGTCAAGCAGGTGTTGTTTAATGGAGAATTTTGATACTCAAATAATAGATTTAATAGGTTCGTTTAGCGACCAATCTGCATTAGATGATTTTATGACTGCTGGTTGTAAAGAGATTATAAACTCTCTACCTCCTCAGTTATTATTAAAGTGTGCTGATATTTCTACATTAGACAACAGCACTACTACTTTAACAAGTTTAGATACTAAGGGACTAGTGTTAGATGTTCTTAGATACGATGGGACTATAGACCATCCTTGTAGATTAGTACCTGTTTATAAGAGAGGTAGAATACAAGATGCTTCCGATATGGAAGTAGCAACTGTTACAGACCCAGCATATTTAATATTAGATAATACACTAGAGGTTTATCCAACTCCTACCGCTGGGAATAGAGCAAAGGTTCATCACGTTGTGTACCCTACTGTAGATGCAAGTGCTGTATCTACCATAGCAAATTTCCCAGATGAAGCGGAGCACTTAGTAGTCTTATACTCTTCTATAAAAGCATTGCAACAATTAATGTCAGCTAAATTAAACAACTCAAATATAACTACAGCTTTAACAGCTGTAAATACAGAGCTTAACGAAACTCAAGCTATATGCGATGCGATAAATACTCAAGTTGATAGTGCAGTTACAGAGTTAGCTGAAAGTGCTATCAATGTAGACAATTCTATTGATACTGCTACTGCTGCTATTACAACTGCTTTAGGTAGAGTTAATACTGCGGTTGCTTTAGCTAATGTTGAATTTGATTTAGTAAACCCAGAAATTGACTTAGCAAATGCCAAAGTAGATGATGATGATATAGAAGTTGCCTCTGGTTACTTATCAACAGCTCAGGGATATTCTTCTGCTGGTAGTAATTATATAGCTGAAGCTCAAGCTTCTTTATCAGAGGCTCAAGGATTTGCATCTGAAGTTGCAGCTAGGAGTGGTCAAGTTAGTTCTCAAGTTGCAGTTGCTCAAGGTTATATATCTGCGGCACAAGGTTACGCAAATGAAATACAAACTAAGATAGCAATAGCTTCGGCTTATTCAAATCAAGTGCAGTTAAGACTATCTGTAGACTCAACTGAATATACTTGGTATGAAAGACAGCAAGCTAAACTTCAACAAGACTATGATAAGGGACTAGCACAGCTAGTAAGTTAATATGGCAGTACATTCAATAAGTGTAAAAGAATTAATAAGTCGAGTAAGGCTTGTATTCCCAGATGCTCCTGAAGCTTATATTATGAATTTAATTAATGATGCTTTAGTAGAAATAGGAATGTTTAAAACAAAAGTTGTTCACGCTAAGATAAGTACAGTTGCAGACAAAATGTATTATAGTTTAGCAGATGGAGCTCAAGACTCAAGTAACAATAAGCTAGAAGCTAATCA